GCCCCCGACCCCGAGGCGCTGCGACGGGAGAGGGACGCCGGCGAGTGGACTGTCCTGCCGGTCGAGGGCCGTCAAGGCGAACCGCCCGAGTGGCCGCTGATCGGCCAGTCGGAACGTGAGGCTGAACTGTGGGGGCTGCTGTGGCGCAAGCCGCAGGCGTTGATGTGGGAGCGGTTCGGCCAGGAGCTGGAGGTCGCGCTGTATGTGCGGCGGCTGGCTGAAGCGGAGGAGCCGGATGCCCGGGTCAACCTGTCGACGCTGGTGCGGCAGATGGCGGACTCGCTGGGGCTGACGACTCCGGGGATGCGGAGCAACCGCTGGCGCATCACCCGCGATGAGGAGCCTCGGCCGGCCGCAGGCCGTGGGGCGGCGCCTCGTTCGTCGGCGCGGTCGCGGCTGAAGGTCGTGCCCAGTGACGGCGGATGACTTCGTTGTCGACTTTCCCGCCCTGTGGGTGGCGTGCGACTGGATAGAGGAGCACTGCCGGATCCCGGACGGCTTCCGTAAGGGCGAGCCGTTCCGCATGTACGACTGGCAGTTGTGGTGCACGGCGAACTTCTACCGCGTGCGGCCGACGGCCCGGGTCGGGCAGTTGGCGCCGGCGTTCCACTACCGGCGCTCGCAGTGCGTGGCCCCGCAGAAGACCGGCAAGGGCCCGTGGACGGCGGCGATCTGCGCGAATGAGGCTGTGGGGCCCGCGGTCTTCAACGGCTGGGCCGAGGGTGGTGAGCTGTATGACTGCCGGGATCACGGGTGCGGCTGCGGCTGGGTGTATGAGTACGAGCCGGGTGAGCCGATGGCGATCCCGTGGCCGACACCGCTGGTGCAGATCACGGCATTCAGTGAGGAGCAGACGGATAACGTCTACCGCCCGCTGCAGGCGATGATCCGGACAGGTCCGCTTGGCGAGCTGATGAAGGTCGGCGAGCAGTTCATTCGCCTGCCGAACGACGGCCGGATCGACGTGGTGACGTCGTCAGCCCAGTCGCGGCTGGGCAACCCGGTGACGTTCGTGCTGCAGGACGAGACGCAGCTGTGGACGGTCACGAACAAGATGACGCGGGTCGCCGATACCCAGCGCCGCGGCGCGGCTGGCATGGGAGGCCGGACGATGGAGACCACGAACGCGTGGGATCCGTCAGAGGGAAGCGTCGCCGAGCGGACTGCCGAGGCCGCCCTCAGGGTCAAGGACATCTTCCGGTTCCACCGGCTGCCTCCGGCGTCGCTGAAGTACACGAACAAGGCCGACCGTCGGAAGATTCACCGCCACGTCTATTCCGGGTCGGCTCACGTTGACCTGGATGCGATCGAGGCAGAGGCCGCCGAGCTGATGCTGAAGGATCCGGGCCAGGCGGAGCGGTTCTATGGCAACCGGATCGTCGCTGGTGCCGACGCGTGGCTGGAGACTCACCAGTGGGAGGCGCGCCTCGCGCTGGAGGAGGTCCCGGACGGTACGCGCATCGTGCTCGGCTTCGATGGATCCGATGTGGACGACTGGACCGGCATCAGGGCGGAGACCCTGGACGGCTTCCAGTTCACCCCCACCTATGGGCCGGATGAGCGGCCGACGGTGTGGAATCCGGCGGACTGGGGCGGGCAGGCGCCGCGCCTGGAGGTCGCCGCGGCGGTCGACGAGCTGATGGGCCGGTTCGACGTGGTCCGCATGTACTGCGACCCGCCGTACTGGGACAGCGAGGTCGACACCTGGGCGGCCCAGTACGGGGAGAAGCGGGTCGTCGACTGGTACACCAACCGCGTCAAGCAGATGCACGAAGCGGCTCAGCGCCTCGTCACGGACGTCACGAAGAAGGACTCGACGTGGCGGCATGACAGCTGCGACTTCACCGCCCAGCACGTGGCGAACGCGCGGAAGGCGGCCCGTCCTGCGGGCCGGTACGTGCTCCGTAAGGCGAGCGTCCACCAGAAGATCGACCTCGCGGTCTGTTCGGTCCTGGCTCACGAGGCGGCGATGGACGCGGTAGCGGCCGGCCTGACGAAGAAGCGGAAGCGGCGCGTAGCTGGCTTCTGACGAGGGGGTGCTCATGGCGCAGCAGCATCCCGTCGAGTCTCCGCAGTGGTGGCTGGACCGCCTGTGGGAGGAGTTGCAGGAGCGGCGCAAGTACGTGGAGCTGATGCGCCGGTACTACTGCGGCGATCATCCTCTGCCGCTCGTCACGGAGAAGGCCAGGGCGGCTTTCCAGCGGCTGCTGCGGCAGGCCCGCTCCAACTACGTGGGCCTGATCGTCGACGCCACCGCAGAGCGCATGCAGATCGACGGTTTCCGGCTCGGCGACGCGGAGACCGGTGATGATGAGGTCTGGCGGATCTGGCAGGCCAACAACCTGGACGCCGACTCGGATCTCATCATCACCGAGGCGGTCAAGACGGGCCGGGCGTTCGTCCTGGTCGCCCCGAATCCTGTCGATCCCTCCACGCCGGTGGTGACCGCCGAGGACGCCACGCAGGCGATCGTCGCCTACCGGCCGGGCAGTCGCCGGGAACGCGCCGCGGGCCTGAAGGCGTGGACGGATGACTGGACCGGCGTGCTGATGGCCACGCTCTACCTGCCGGACGGGTTGTACAAGTTCCAGGCGGAGAAGCCGAAGCCGGGTTTGCAGGCCACGATCCGGTGGGTGCCGCGAGAGACCAGGTCCGAGCCGTGGCCGGCACCGAACCCGCTGGGCGCGGTCCCGCTGGTGGAGATACCGAACCGGCCCGACCTGCTGGGCGAAGCGCACAGCGAGATCGAGGACGTCCTCGACATCCAGGACCGGATCAACAAGACCCTGATCGACCGGATGATGGCGCAGGAGTTCTCCGCCTTCCGGCAGCGGTGGGCGACCGGTTACGAGCTGCCGGAGGACGAGGACGGTCAGCCGGTCGAGCCATTCAAGGCCGCGGTGGACCGCCTGTGGGTCGCCGAGGATTCGGACGTCAAGTTCGGCGAATTCGGGGCGACGGACCTGGGGCCGTACTTGAAGGCGGTGGACGCCGATGTCCAGCACATGGCGGCCCGCACGCGGACCCCGGCCCAATATCTGCTGGGCCAGCTGTCCAACGTGAACGGCGAGACCCTGAAGGCCACCGAGTCCGGCCTGGTGTCCAAGGTCCGGCAGCGGCAGCGGCCGATCGGCGAGGGCCAGGAGGAGGCCGTGCGGCTGTACCTGAAGGCAGCCGGTGACGACCGGGACCTTAGCCGGATCGAGACGATCTGGCACAACCCGGAGTTCCGGACCGAGGGGGAGCTCGTCGATGCGCTGCTGAAGATGTCGACGCTCGGAGTTCCGCATGAGGCGCTGTGGGAGCGCTGGGGTGCGACGCAGACGGAGATCGCGCAATGGTCTCAGCTGCGTAACCAGGCGGCGGAGCGGATCGTCGGCGGCGACATCGCCGGCCTGTATGGGCCCAAGCCAGGCGAGGGCGTGATCACGGATGGCGACGGCGACTGAACTGGCCTCGGCCCGCTACCGGCAGGTCACCGCGGTCACCAGGTCGCTGATCGAACTGATTCAGCGGCTCTGGAAGGACATGTCGGCGGCGTCGATCGAAGCGGACCTGGAGGGTGAGGCGGCCGGCCAGCTGACCGTGGCGCAAGGCGCGCAGGCGTTCGTCGCCGGGGCGATGGCTGAGCAGGGCGGCACCGCCATCCCGGAAGCCATGCTTGTCGCGGAGGCGTTCGCCGGCATCGCCCCGGATGGCGGCCCGCTGGAGACGCTGCTGTTCCTCCCGGCGATCGGAGTGCAGCGGCGGCTGTCGGCCGGGATGACGCCGGAGCAGGCGATGATCGGCGGGCTGGCGGACATGGCCCGCTACACAGCGACCGCCGTGGTCGACACCGCCCGCTCGTCAGTACAGGTCGGCATGGCAGCCGACCGGCAGTGCGTGGCCTACACGCGGGTGGTGACCTTGCCGGCATGCTCCCGGTGCATCGTCCTGTCGGGCCAGCAGTACCGGTACAGCGAGGGCTTCCTGCGGCATCCGAACTGCGACTGCCAGACGGTGCCGCTTCGGGAGTCGGAGTGGGGCGAGGTTCCGACCCCGCAGCAGCTGTTCGAGCGGATGACGCAGGCCGAGCGGCGCCGCGTCTTCACCGTGGCAGGCGCTGAGGCGATCGGCCGGGGCGCCGATGTGGGGCAGGTCGTCAACGCCCGCCGCGGCATGAGCGTGGCGCACGTCCATGGGCGGGATCTGCGGGTGACGTCGGAGGGGACGACACGCCGCGGCCTGTACGGGCGGCGGCTACGGCGCGCTGGCGGCGAGTTCACGCGTACCCCCGGCGAGCGGTACAGCCGGGCCACGACACCCCGCCTCACGCCTGAGGAGATTTTCCGGGTGGCAGACGGTCGCGCCGAGCAGCTCAGTCTGCTGCGCCGCTACGGCTACAT